GGGCCCACCATGAACTTGCCGAACTTCCCGAGCGCACCGCTGACACCACCGCCGGTGGCGATCATGTTGTTCATCGACTCGCGGAACGCCAGAATCTTCGGCGCGGCGATCAACGCGGCCCCACCCAACACCGTCACAGCGGCCGTCGCCACACCAAGGACAGTCACAGCAGTTTGGATCGGGGCGGGCAGGTTCTGCCACCAAGTGATCAGGTTCCGGATGCCGTCGACCCCGCCCTGCACGATCGGCAGGAGCGCGGCACCAATGTCGATGGCGGCGTCCTTGATGGCGTTGCCCGTCACCTGCATCTGCGCTTCGGTCGTCTGGTAGCGTTTCGCGGCTTCGTCGGCGAGCGCCCGGTTCTCCGCCCACGCGTCGCTGCCGGTCTTCAACGAGCTGGTGAACAGATCACTTGCACCAGCCGCGCGGAGCATCGCGTCCTGCACGCGGATCTCCGTCAACTCCAACTGGCCGAGGACCCCGAACACATCCTGACCGGATGCCTGCATCTCCCCAAGCCCGGTGATGAACGCGGAGATCGCACCGGATGCGTCCTTCTGGAACGCGGCGGCGAACTCCTCGGTGGACATGCCCGCGACCTTCGCGAACGTGTCCAGCTTCTCCCCGCCCTCGGTGATGGACTTTTGCATGTCGACCATCACCCGCGAGAACGACGACCCACCAGCCTCCGCTTCGATACCCACAGAGGACAGCGACGATGCGAACGCCAACACTTGGGATTCGGTCAACCCGATCTGGTTACCGGCACCCGCGATGCGCAAGCCCATCGCGAGGATGTCAGCCTCTGTACTGGCGCCGTCGTTGCCGAGCGCGACCAACGCAGAGCCGAGCTTGTCCACATCGGATGCGCTGGTGCCCATGATGTTCATGAACTTCGCCAGCGACTCCGCCGCCTGCTCAGCGGTCAGGTTCGTGGTCTCCCCCAAGTCCACCATCGTCTTGGTGAACTCAGCGATGTCCTGCCGCTTGATCCCCAACTGGCCAGCGGCCTCAGCGACAGCGGCGATCTCCTGGTGCGTCGCCGGCAACGTACGTGCCAGCTGACGCAGTTCGCCTTCGAGAGCGGCGATCTCCTCATCGCTGCCGTCCACAGTTTTGCGGACACCGGCGAACGCGGACTCCCACCGGATCGCCTCACGAACCGCCATCCCCAAACCCAGCACGGCGGCCGCCCCGAACCCCAGCATGCTGGCACCGAGGTCGGACATGGCGGCGCGGTGTTCCCGCTGCTGCTGCTGCATCTTCCGCAGCTCGCCGCGCGCCTTACCGGTGAGCTGACCGGCCTCCTCCATCTTCCGACGGAGATCTCCGATGTCAGCCCCGATGTGATAGACCAGCGACTTGCTTGCCATGGCCTACCCCCTTGTCGGTGAGCACCGGGCGCACTCGCCGTGCGAGCCGAGAGATAGTCGGGTGTGGACACCCCGGCCGGCGTCCCGGATCTCCTGGCTTTCCTTCAACCGCTCCTGCTCGACACAGCCCGGGCACCTGAACCACTCACTGTGGTACGCGTACCTGGAGCCGCCCTGCTTCTCATCCCAGTCATCCGGATGCGTCCCGCACCCAGAGCAGCGGCGGTTCTCGTGGAACTGCCACGCCAACGCCGCGTCCTGACTGGACTCCTTCCACGTAAGGAACACGTCCAGCGGAATCCCCTTGGGGCCGCAGTAGTCCATGCGCGCCGCGAACAGCTGGTCGCGGCTCAGCCTTTTGGGACCCTCGGGTCCACCCCGTCAACGTTGAGGATGAGAATCGCCGCCCGCAGCGAGTCGGTGTCCCCTTCGGACCACGCCGCATCGTTGAGACGGGACTCCCACCACTCGGCGTCCTGGAGGGATTCGTCTACGCACGACAGTTCCAGCAAGGGAGCGAGGGCCTTAGCCCAGTCGATGCCCTTGTCGCCCTGCCACTTCGCCTGCGCTGCTTCCCAGTCCTCCCGGGGAATCGACTGCAGTTCGACGTCGGCGTAGTGCGACCGCCACCGCGTGTGCGCGTCTTCCAACTGCTTCTCCAGCTGGCCGATCAACGCTTCGTTCCGGTCCTCGCCGGACTTGCCCATCGCGATCTGCAACGCGCTGGTGATACCCATCCAGGCATGCTGGTCTGCTGACGGATCGGTGACCTGGATGGGCTGGACCAGGCGCCGCCGTTCCTTCGCCTCGAGCAGGTCGCGGATGCTGGTCACGACTGCGGCAGGGTGACGCCCTCGGAGGGCTCGGTGCGGATCGCGAACGTCACGACCCGCTGCCCCGCTGCGTCTCCGGACCGCTGCATGCTGTTCGAGGACACGGTCACCTGGAACACGTCACCGATCGCGGAGGCGAGTCCGCCGTCGGCGATGACGATGTAGCCGTCTGTGTCGCGGGGAAGAAGCTGGGACACGTCACCAGCGCCGCGGTCCTCGTCGGCGTAGAACGTGAGAGACGACGACTCGGCGGTGATCCGCCCGGGGATCTGGCCGGTGAACCGGGTCTTCCAGTCCGGCACGTCGATCATGGCGGAGGCGGTCATCCACCCGGAGATGTCGGCGACGTCGCGGGTCAGCTCGGTGCCGGCGTCGAGTTCGGCGAACGTGGGGGCAGCGGGGTCGGCGATGCTGGCGCAGAACAGGAACGCGGTGGTTCCGGGGCCGAAGAAGCGGGTGATGGCCGCCGGCTGAACGGGGGTGATAGGCATGGGTCAGTCCTCCTCGCCCCGGGGGGCGCTCTTGGGGGAGTTGGGTTTGGCGGGGGCCGCCGACTTCTCCACCACCGGGGTGGTGTTCACCGGCGGTGCCGGCGGGCTTGTGGGCCGCGGGGCCCGGACACGCTCCGGTTTCCCGGTGCGGCGTTCGGGGCGGCTGGGTTTCGCGGGGGCCTCGACCTGTGTCCAGCCGTAGCCCTCCCAGTGCGGCAGCGCCGATACCGGCACCCTGGCGGGCTGCTCCACGTTGGGGTGTTCGATCCACACGAAGTCCACGGGTCCTCCAGGCATGCGGGACTGGACGACCGGGGGCCGTCTATGTTGCGAAAGGACAGAGCGGGGCTAGCTGAACCCGAGCGACGATGCTGCCTCGTCGAGGGCGGTGCGGATCGCGTCCGTCACCGCGCCTTCTGCGGCTTCGGCCGCGGGGAACAGGAACGGCCTGGTTGGTGCGGCGACCCACCAGTCGTTGCCGTACACCGGATGCCGATACGTCGATCCCCGAGCCGACAGGCCCTCGTACGGTCGGGCGTGTGGTGCGGAAGGTCCGCCTGCTCGGACGGTCACGCCTTCCCGGTCCTGCCGGAACGAGGTGACGACCTTGATGGTTGCGGGGATTCTCGACGACCACGACGCGTTGGTTTGTGCCTCGCGCTGCACCATCTGCCCGGCTTTGCGGAGCTTCGGCCGAACCGACTTGCGGGTCGCCTCCGGCAGGGCACGCATGTCCCGGGCGATCTGCACCATCGGGTCCACGCCGGGCGCAGTCACAGCAGCGCCTTAATGATGACGTCCACGGAGACGTTGCACTCCGCGCCCTTGTCGGTGTGCAACGGCAACCATGCCGCGTTCCCCATGGTGGCGTTCACCCCAGACATGCCCAACGTCATGTTCTCTGTGACGACCCGTTCGATCGCGCGGAGCTTCTCGCCGGCCCGGCGGCGCGCGGCGACCATGTTGTCGTCCCGATCGGTAACCGCGACAAGCACGCCATAGGTGATGGTCTCGGAGTCGTTCGGCCGTTGGCCCCCGGGAGCCGCGCGTGCCGACGTAATCCACTCATCCGTTCCCGGCCTGTACCCGAGGAACACGATGTAGTCGTGGTAGTCGTTCGTGACCCTGCCGCCGATTATCAACGCGGAGTCTTCGATCTCTGGCTGTGCCCGCACCTGAGACTCGAACTCCTCGGAGATCTCCGGGACCCGAGTGTGCTTGCTCATCACGCCACCAGCGGCGGGCGGGAGCCGAGCAGCTCCAACGCACGGTTCGGGATCGCGAACCCCACCAACCCACCAGACCGGGCGTCGAGCGAGTCCGCGAGCGCACCCGGCTGAAGGTTCGCCGACGACGAGAACGGCCGCATCGTCTGCCACAGGTGCTCGGTGATGATCCGCGTCGCCAACAAGTAGTTCGCTGGGATCACCCTCATCCCCGCGACGTAGGTGACGGACAGGTTGCCGTACAGGGCCGCGCCCGACAGCGTTGTGACGAGTCCGACGCTGGGGTCGACGTCAAGGTCGTCCACGTCCCACGACCCGCCAGCGCCTACCTCGGCCACGGCAGTCACTGAGATCACCGGCGTGCGGTCCAGCAGGATCTTCCCGCACACCCTGCGGTGCCGTTCACCCGTGATGGTGCGGCGAACCAGCTTCTTCCCGATGTGGTCCTCGACCGCTACCGCCGCCGCCGCGATGAACATGCGGAGGTCGTCGTCTCGGTCGGTGGACACCAACCCGAGCTGGTTGCGTGCCTGCTTCAGGGAGATGATCTGGTCGGTGATTTCGCGGACGTTGAACACGTCCTGATAGGACGTCGCGTTCGTACCGGTCGCCACCCACCGAATCGTGTGCAGCCCTTCCATGGTGGTGGGGTAGTCGACCGTGTACACACCCGAGAGCGCGACGTGGTCGACGCTGGGGGTGACGGATGTGCCGTCCG